ACAAAAAGGTTGCTTCTATTATGCGCAATGCTCTTCTTAGAAAAGCAAAAGAAGCAGGTGTTCCAAGAGCGGTAAGAAGAAAGTTAGTTACTGAGTTCAATGACTTTGTTGGAGACACGGCAGCAGTTACTGCTGAAACTGTTTTTCCAGAGTTTACTTATAACGGTAAAACCTTTTTTGGAAAGAAAGACTTTCTAGACACTTACAGAACTCTCAGTGCTAAACAAAGAAGCAGAGCAGCACAGTTTGCTACTGCCCGTATTGGTTTTGAAGTAGCCGCAGAGTTAGAAACAGTAAAGCAAGTTGGTGCCCTAAAACAAGAACTAAACCGTTTTGTTACAGACACTTCTAAACTTTCACCTGAAAACTATGCTGTAAATGTAGCAACAGAAGTTTTAGTAAATGGAGAACCACGCCCTCTTATTACTCCTTTCAATGGTAAAGAGTTGTCTTCTACTCTTACTACAATAGGACCAGAGTTAGCAGAAGTTATTTCTTCTAAAACAGGTGTGGCACCAGCAGAGGTTCTACAACAAGTAAACTCTTTGTCAAACTACTTTGAGCGTTTTACTCCAATGAATAAAACGGTTCAACCACTAACCAAAACAAGAGCACCGGGGTTAGGTTACCCAAGAGACTTAGCAAGAGCCTTCGCAGAACCTGCTTTCAATAGGTCAGTGTTTTGGGACATTGCCTCTAAGGAAGGTGCTATTCAGTCAGGCGCAGCGAACTGGTTAGTTTCAATAGGTAACTTATTCAAGAAGAATGTGGTTGCTCGTTCAACTCCTTCACTTATAAACAATAACATTTCCAATACATTGGCTGTTTCAGCAGAGCGAGGTGTTACACCTCCTACTGTATTGACTAGTTTGTTCAAGTTTAATAATGACTTAGTTAGGTATTTCAGAAACGAACCGGTAAAGCCAAGACCAAATGTCACAATGGCAGAGGCTCTACTGGACAGACAACTACTAAAAGCCTTGGACGAACAAGGACTTTTTGGAAGCAACGAAGTAAGACAAGACTTTGCTCGCACGGCAAAGGCAGAGAGTGCCCTAAAACGCCCCGAACTACGCAGACTACGAGAAGAAGTAGAACTTGCGGAGACAGGCGCTGTGGCTCGTGGAGTAGCCAAAGCCAGAGACATTGCTCTAAAACCTGTTGAAAGAGTAACAGGCGCAATGGCAGACACATTTGGTGAAGTCTTTGAATACACTTACACACGTTATGGTGACGACCTTTTCAAAGGTGAGACTGCCTTACGAAGAAGTAAACAAGTTGTAGAGGCTTTACAAGACATTGACAAGAACTACCACGTAACCGTTAGAAAAAATAGAAGTTCTTATTGGGAAATAACAAAGGTTGGAGACGACCAGTTTGTAGCAGAACTACACGCAAACAGTGGTAAAAAGTTAGGTGAAAGAGTTGAAGGTTCCTTAGAAGGGGCAAACAACAAAGGTATTCTAAAATTAATAGCCCAAGACGGAGTTCTAAGAGGCAATAACCTTTTCTTTGACTATGGACAGGTTGGAAACTGGACAAAAATACTTCGTTCATTACCCATTACTAACTTGGCTTCTTCATTTCACACTTGGTATTTCAAGGCATTGGACATTCCTTTCTTCAAAAAAGGTTTGGTTCAAAAGACTTTACTGAACTCAGACATAGTTCTAACTAATGACCCTCGTGTAAGAGGAGCACAGTTGTCTAATGCTTATGACTTAGCAATGAGAAAAGCACAAATAGCCAACTCTGTTGTTGGTGTTGCTTCACAAAGACGTGACGAAAAGACAGTAGCCACTCCTCTTTCGTTCTCACCAAGTCGTCAAGAGTTAGGTCTTATTATGGCAGCAACTGACCCTGAGTATGTTCTTCAATACGCTTTGGGTTCCAGAGACTTTACTGACCCCTCAGTAGTAGGAATAAAGTTAGTTCAAAAAGGTTTGCTTACCTTGCGTGACGCAGCAGAGTTCTTTGGTATGAACCCACAAGAGAAAACTCTTTACCCACCAAGAGAAGACATTGAAGCAATGTCAGACAAAGAATGGGAAAGGTTACAAAGACAACGCAAGTTATTCCTAAAACAAAACGACGGAACTGTGCTTAGTCCCAAGGAAGCATTGGAGTTAGTTGGTATTGGTGGTTCTATTGCTCTTTCATTCTTTGACTACATTAGAGACGCTGAGAAACAAGGTAAAGTATTAGACTTTCCTTCATTAGTAAGACAGTTTTCCAGAGTTCTTATTGGTTCAAACAATGCTCGCTTTGCTGACGTGTTAGCAGCAGCAGTAACAGAAGGTTCTGCTTTTACTCGCTTAGGCAAACAAGAAATGAGAAGAGGTTTTAGAGGAGGACAAACTTCTCCTAACCAAAGTTCATTTACACAATACGCAATAAAAACTTTATTTGGTTTAGGTTGGAACTCTATTCTTTATTATTCTAGCAAAGACAGACTGAAAGGCACTAACACATTGGGTGCTGTTCAACGTTATGTCTCAGGACTAAAAGCAGAAATGAAAGCCAACTTGGTAAAACCAAAAGAGGACGAAGCAAGAAGACTAGTAGTTTTATTAGAGAAAGACTTACCAGAAGAGAAAAAGAACGAGTTGAGCGACAGGCTTAGTCTATTAGAAAATGAAATAGAAACCTTGAACGACAGCATTGACGAACAAGGTGACTTGCTTACAGACAGGTTTGAACAGGCTTATGAGAACTTGTGGCGTAAAACATACGGACCACAAGCCGAGAGTAACAAGAAAAAATAACGTATGTGAAAGAGGGCAATGACCCCAAAAAAGGAGAAAATAAATGTCACGCAATAACGCAAACAGAGTGTCCCTAGCCCCAGAGTTCGGCGCAGGGTCACAAGTCTATGAACTTCCAGCCAATGGTGCTGCTGGCACAGCAGAGAACCTTATGGAAAAACTACAAGCCGCAGCAACAGCAGCCAATAAAGAACTCAAACCCGGTAGCATTTCTGGTATTCTTATTAGTGTAAGAGCCACTGCTTCCGTTTCAGTCTTCCTTAGAACTTCGCTTCTAAACGCAGCAGCCACATTACACGGTATTGAAATTCAAGCCGGTGAAAACCTTTACATTCCAAGCCCTCACGGTATGGACGACCCACTTCTTTACGAAGCAAACGCTCCTCTGTTTGTAATGGTGTTCTACTAATGTTCAAAAAACTTTCTATACAAAGTGAAGAACTAACAGGCTGTGGACCCAAGGGTGCCAATGGTGGTCACCACGGTGGCGGTGGAGACGACCCTATTGACTTCTCTACTCTTTCAGAGCCTTGGGGCGTGGCTCTTGAACCAAGAACAGAAGGCGGAACTTTCTGTCAGCCCAATGGACCTGACGGTTATTATTCAAATAACTTTGACCAACGTATTTCTTTTGAAGCACCAGCAGGCAAACGCATTCGTTTTACAGTAACTTTGGCTCACTTGGACGACAACTGGCAGTATGGAATAAAACTTCGTTCACCTATTGGTGGTGGAAACGGAGAGAGTTTGACAAGTCCCGTAAACATTTATGGAGACAGCACAGCAGGAACAGACTTTTTTAGTAGCCACTCTGTTCCATTTGTAGCAGAAACACCTGTCGGACAAAACACAGCGGACTTCTGGTTTACTTCTAACTACTTTTCCCACCAAGTTAGACCTGACGGTGAGTGGCGTGTAACAGTGGAGTTTTTCTAATGGACTTTTCAGCAGTTGTAAGTATTATTATGGGCATTGTATTTATTGGTGGGCTAGGTTGGAAAGTAAACTCTGAACTCTCTAAAATAAGAACTATGCTTGAAGTGTTTATGGCTAAGGCTGACGCTAAGTGGGAAAAGTTAGAAGACGTTGAGAAGCGTGTTCAGTATTTAGAAAAGAAACTACTAATGAAAAAGACGGGGGCATTTTGAGAAACTTTATTGACAAGAGCCTAAACAGGTTTGTAAGTAAAAAACTTTTAGTTTTCAGTGTAGGAACTTGGGCTTTCTTTTGTGGCTCACTTCCCGCAGACAGTTGGGTAGAGTTAGTAATGGTTTACTTAGGTTCCCAAGGTGCCGTAGACCTTGTAGAAAAACTACGACAATAAGTGACATTCCTTTTTAAAAACAAAAGCCCCGTAGAGCCACTAAGCCCTACGGGGTTTCTGCTATTGAGAGAAAATACAAAGAAAGTATAAGTGTAAGTGTATTATGGTTCCACTTACTTTATTTATTATAACAGAAATAAAATAAGTTTATAGCCTTATTTTAATTTATTTCCTGTGGAACATACTTTATTCCCATTTCTTCAAGCACTTCCTTCTTACTACCGGTCAGACCCATAAGCACAGCGTCAAACCCTGCTGAGAACTCCTCATTGTCAGTGAGGTTGGAAGGTAATAGTTGGTTTAGTGCGTCAATAGACTTAGCAGCAAAGTGAACGTCCCATTGCCTGTCTACCACTCTCGCAATAACTTCACACCAATACAACCCAACGACTTGCCCTGCGGAGACAAAGGCATTCTCCTCCTCCTCGTCGTGTAGTATTTCGTGTAAAATTGCTTTTGTTTGTTGAAGCATTGCCTTCAAGTCAGCAAGAGCATTGCCATACTTCACGTCAAACAACTGCTTCATTTCAACTTTTATTTTTTTATTCTTACTCATTTGGGAACTCCTCCAAGTTTAGTCCGTGTGTTTCTTTCCAGTCTCTAAACAACCATTGGAGACGTTCTTTATGTTGCTTCCATTCTTCTTTGAACTTGGCTGGGGAAAGGTTCAATAACTTTTGAGCCTGACTTACACCAATGTCCCTCATAATAAATGAAACCCACACGGGTCCAACTTCATTTGTAAGAATAGCAATAAGTTGTTTGTCTTGGTAAGCATAGTCACCTCTAAAAGAATAACGGTTGTCTTCTTCATTAGACGTTTCAAGGTCTTGTATTACCTCGTCAGTTATTTCCATTACTTGAACTTTCTTTCTCCAATGAGAAGGAACAGTTGTTTGTGGCATAACTCCTTTTATTAGGTCACCTTGAATAAACTTATTGAGGTTGTAAAATAACCACTGAGGGTTTATTACAGGAGGCTTACCTGCCTTTTGGTATTCCTCCAATAGACGACAAACAACAAACGAAACACACTCGTCCAAGTAACCATAGTCTCTAACCATTTTTACCATTGTTCTTGTAGAAAGAAAACGTTTAGACATTGTGGTTATTGTAGCCTTCATACACTCGGGGTGAGCACATAACGAAGTGTTGTTTGGGTCGTCCTTTGGTAGAAGCAAGTAGCGGTCACCGTGCTTCTTACAGGCTTTCTCAGGTCTATAAGGCATAACCCTTGAACTCCCCTAGTAACTCCATACGGTCTTTATTAGGTGTGTCTTCGTGAAGAATAAGGTGGTAAGTAGTAAAAAACTTTACGAAGTTCTTAGCCGTTCTAATAACCGCTTTGTGGTGAGAACGCTTTGGTTTTATTTCAACCAAGTCGCAGTCTTCCAGTAGTCCCTGAAATAACTTCAAGCATTCAACTGCTTGTCGGTGCTTTGGTCTTAGAGTTTCAGGTTGAACATTCTCAAAAAGAGTAAGGCACTCTTCTACTTCCGCTCTTGTAACAACATAAGTAGAAATAAGTGTCTCTACTCTGCTGAGTTTATTAGAAGAGTTAGTCCATACAGTGTCAAAGGTTGCTTTGACTTGTAGCAAAACGTCTGCCAGAACTGCTTCAACAACGTGAGCAGGAGGAACAGAACTAAAACTTGCTATTGCTTCATTACTTGCTGTCGTCATTAGTCTTTTTACTCCTATTGTTTAGTGTAGTCTTTTTACGAACCGGTGCTTTCTTTGCCTTTGGTGCTGCCTTCTTCTTGGGAACAGGCTTCAACTCAGGAACAGCAGGCTCTGTTTGTGGAGCAAACTTCTCTGCTTCTTTCATTTTAGCAATGTGTTGTTCAATAGAACGAATAACTGCTTGTTCTGCTTTGGTAAATGGTCGTTCAAAGCGTCGTTGAATACGACTACCCTTTATGCGAGCCAAGTCCACATAATGTTTAGGCAACAAGTAGTTGCTCTCAAATAGTTCAGTTACTTTTTTTACTACGTTTGACATAATTTATTCTCCTTTTTGCTATTGTAGCATAGTCTGGGTCTAGTTCTAACCCAATAAAATGACGGTTCAAGTTGACACAAGCCATACCTGTTGAACCAGAGCCAGCAAAAGGGTCTAAAATAGTATGACCTTCTTGACTAACTAACTTTACTAACCATTCCATTAGAGCCACAGGCTTTACTGTTGGGTGGTTATTCTTTGAAACACCTGCTACGGTGCCTCTTCCTTTTATTTTGTTTGAAACTCCGTCCTCTGCTACTGAACCACCAAGTTTAGGGTGTGTCCATTTAGCGTCAGGTAAGTCATTACAACCTAAGTTTCTTTCTTTCTTACTTACTTTGGCACAATAAAAGAAACGAGAAGCGTCACCTAAAAGGTCACCGGCTTCTTCGTCTAACATAACATTAGCAGGAAACCTACCAACTTGTTTAGTGCTTTCATAGTCTGGCTTTTCTTTTTGACCAAACCCTGACCACTCTTCAAGTTTATTTATTGTGACTTCCTCTTCTCCAACTCTACAAGCGTCTATGTTTAGAGCGCCTACGTCCCATTCTAAGACGTTCTTTACTAGTGACCCTTTGTAGGGCTTGCGTGCCATAATAATAGGCTCGTAGGCAGGCTTCAAGGCGTTTCCCCAACCTGACCAACGCTTGGCTTCCTCTGTAATGGGAACGTGCTTACCAACTCTTTGTGGTTTCTCTAATGCTTCTTGACCTCTGTGGTGCTTTACAGCAACACCACGGTTCTCAGCCTTACCAAAATGTTTGTCTAACTTTATTCCCATTTCGTGTGACTTAGGAAAGCCTTGTCCATACAACCACATAAGACAGTCTCTAACGTCCCAACCTGCGTCTTCAAGAGCACACATAACTCTATGGTGCTGACGTGAATGACCAAAGGCTAAACAATAACCTCCCGGTTTGACAACCCTGAGACATTCTTTCCAGAAGTGAGGGTTGCCAGCAGGACTATTCTTTTTGTCCCAGTCTTTTCCCATAAAGTTAATAAGGTAAGGAGGGTCTGTAATAATGTGGTCAATGCTATTGTCTGGTTGTTCTTCTAACCATACTATGTTACTCACATTCACAATGCTCATTGCCTAAACTCCCTTTGACTGCTAACTCTGCTTCGTAGCATTCTTTTACTTTATTGTTATAGTTTACCATAACTTCTGCCTTTTCTAAACTATTCTCTGCTTCCTGTAACCCGTCAAGGCAGTCTTCAAACAGAGTTTTTATTAGCAGTTGCCTTCTTCTGTTTGTTTCTCTCATTTTTGCGAACTCTTCTTTTGTCATTGGTTTTCCTCCTGTTAGAACCACGCTTTGGTTTTGTGTTGAAAGGGTTAGTTTCTTTTTCCCAGTATTCAACTTCCTTTATAAATAGTTCCTCGTCCGTCAAAGTTCCCAAAAAAACTTCACAAAAACCAAAAGACCAGTCTGAAAGGTTATAGTCTAAACTTTTTATTGTTTTTGTATGGTGAGTTTTATTCTTCAACATTGTCAGGTGAGAACTTATTCTATGCTGAAACTTTCTAGTTTTACCTATGTATTTTCTGTTACTGGGTTTATGTAACAAATAATAAATACAAGTTATTTCAGACTTCTTTCTGAGCCAATAGAACTTGTTACTGCTCATTCTTTATTTCCTTTGTTCTTCTGAAAAAGGTTGCTCTACTAATACCTTCAAGTTCCATTAGTTCGTCTCTTGTTATTTCCTGAGAGACAATGTATTTAGCCCAGTTCTCTCCATAAGTCTTAGCAATGTATTCATAGACTTCAAACTGGTCATAGGGGTTATAACTTTCTGAAAACATACTTAGTTCCTCCTGTGTTAGTTGTAAGGTTACACCTATTCTTTTATGTCTTTGTTTATGTTTTAGTTTATTTATTAGTTTACCTTCTAACCAAGGAGTATTTACTTTCAGCATTCCTTTCTCTTTACTCTCATAGAAGTTACAGACTAACTCCCATAGGAAGTCTGGTTCGTCTAGAAGAGACACTAGTTTTTTATTACTAATGTGTTTCAGGAATAACTTTCTTATTTTGTTCTCTGCTTCTATTTTATTCTGTGTTTCTTTTAAAATACTCTCTACTTTAAAGGTCCAACTTTCTGTGCCATTTAGTCTCATTTATTTTCACCATTCCCAAACTTTTTCAAAGTTTTCTTTATGAACCCACCAACCTTTGGTTCTGTCACCACAAGCAGGGGTCAAGTTATTGTGGTTCCAAGTATGTTCAGTAAGGTCTAACCTGTGACAACCATTACTGTCAATGAAACGAAGAAAGACTTTATTATTTTTTAGTTCATTGAAGTGACCACTTTGTTTCCAAGAAGCATTACGGTCTTGTCTATTCAGGAACTCTACAAAAAAGTTTTGACCTTCTCTTGGACAGAACTTTGTGTCTTCCATACCGGCTTCTGTAATAAAGTCAATGCCATACTTGTCAGGGTTCTTTTTCATTTCTTTTCCATTTTGTTTGGCAAACCATTGGTCTACAAGTTCAGCCACCTCACCTAATGGGACAGAGCATAGGTTTCTGACGGACTGGTAGGTTTCATAGTTTATTTCACCTTGCCTGTATAAGTATGAGAAGTTATTGAACAATGTCCTCTCCTCTTCGTGTAGTTTCCAGAGAAGGTTCTTGACTTCTTTTACTTTACCGTCGTCAAGTCTGTCTTGAACTACCTTCTTGGTTTTGTCTAGTAGGGTCGCAAGGTTGTGGACCCGTTGTGTTATTGAACATTCCATAATGTGTTCCTCCTTTGCTACTAGTAACTAGTTCTATTATAACAAAAAAGTCTCACAAACTTCAAAAAAAACAGGCTATGCCCCAAATGAATGAGACACAGCCTGTCCTATTGTAGTTATTTCTTTTTCCGTCTGTCTATTTTTCTTATTAGTCTGTCTTCTAACTGCTCTTTTTTCTTATACCAAGTGCTATTTCTCACAGAACCAATGCTCCTTGTCTCATTTGTCGTTGCCGCATAGTCTTTTTGAGAACAAGTAGTTCGTCCTCGTCCAACCTTTTACGGAGGAACCAAGCGGTAATAAGAGACTTATTATTTTTTTTATTGTAAGACTTCGTAAGTTTGTCTAACTTCTCTATTCTTTCTCTGCTACTCATAGTTATACTTCCACTCCAAGACGGCGAAGCATTTTCTTTGCTTTCCTTCGTTGTGTCCGGTTGCCATTGTTGAGAACATACATAAAGTATTCAGGAGTGAAGTCAGAGGCTTGAAAAAAGAACCTCGTGTTCATTAGACCTTTACCCTTATTACTTTGGCTAGGAGCCGTTCCTGTGGCTTTGGCAGCCATTCCGTGCTTCTGGAATACCTTGTTTTGTTGTTCGTTACATACTTCTGTCATTACTTTCTCCTTTGTAAATGGGGTGTTTCCCCTCTCTCTCATTACTTATACATTATAACAAAAAAAGTCTCACTTGTCTAATGCCTATGAGACACAGCCTGTCCTACCTTTGCCAACTCTTCTTTGAGTTTGAGTTCTGCTTGTTTGAGAACCAAGAAGTTCCAGTTACTTGGGTCTTTCCTTGCTGTGTCTTTACAAACTTCATACCATTGCTTCAAAAAGTCTAGGTTATTCATTACTTTACCTCCAAGTGAATGTTGCCCCACACACCGTTAGACAACTCAAAATAATAACGGTTCTCGTCGTTTAGGTCAGTGTATTGAACATAAGCATTACTAATGTCCTTTGGTGGGTAGTCTTCAAACTCCCCCTCACTGTGAGAGAACATAGCATAACCATTTAGTTCTAGTTCAAGTTCGTGAATAGTCATTACTTTACCTCCTGAATAACTTTGAACCTTCCGTCAGGAGCAAACCTAACTTCAACCTCTTTGCCTTTGTGTTCAAGGACTTCGTTTGCCCTTTCCATTGCTGTCTCAAAACCTTTTGTAAAAAAGTATTCACACATTTCCTCAATGCCGTCCGGTAGTTCTGTCTTCTTACCCATTACTTTACCTCCAAGTCTAAAATGTCTGTAACTTCAACACCGTGCTGCTCACACACCATACAAAGGTGCTGAATAAACTCCTCTAATGTTTGTTCCAAGGTTTGTCCTCGTTCTTTTGCTGTTTGTTCCAGCACTTCCATTCTCTTTTTACTAATAGTCATTATACATTCCCCTTTTCATAAGCATTGCCACCGTCGTCTGTAACAATACAATACCATTCTTCATTCTCATTGAACTCTTTCCAGTCGTCATAACTCGTAGAGTTCTCTTCATTCCAGTCAGTTAGAAACTCTTTCAAGTCCTTCTTATACCCAATAGTCTTACAAGCATAGTCACCCATAAATACCCACCTATACATTACACTGTTATACATTATTCTCTCCATTTAGTTTTTTAGTTGTATTTTTATTGTGGGTTCCTTCCCACTGCCTATACAAGTTAGGACAAAAAGTCTCATTGTCAAGGGCAAAAATAAAAGTTTTTTTATTACAATAGGACACTGTAAGTCCTATAAAGTAGGGTCATAACCGGGTAGAGCAACAAACCAGTTAGTTTCTTCACAAGTGTAAAAACAACCCCATTCTTTTTCACCGGTTTCGTCAAGTGTCTGAAACATTAGAGAACCTTTTACCAAGTCAAAGTCTTCTTCGTCAGGGTAATAAAGAAAGAAATAGTCTTTGTCCCTAATAGCAGAACCAACAACAACCTTATGAAAACATTCATTTCCATTGTCTAATAGAATAACACCAGAAGACAAGTCCCATTCACCATTGTCGTTTTGTGTAAAGCCTTCAAGGACTTCCATTTGAGTTTCAGTCTCAAACTCAACACTCTCTACAAGAATGTCGCAACCCTTACCTCTAAAATGCCTACCTTCACAGTCAAAAAACAACTCATAACACTCTGGTTCTACTACCACATTAGTTACCGGAGGGTTTCTAAAAACAAAGTCACTGAAAACAGACCGCTTATTGCCGTCAAAAGCAAAGTCATTACAGGTTTCTGCCAAGTCTCTAAACTTATACATTATTTCACCTCCAACAAGTAGTAGACTTCTTCGTCGTAACTCTCTGTGTTTCCTGAATATTCGCAAGCAGTAAAGTTTGCGGTAGAATAAGAACCCTCATAGTCTCGTGGTTCATTTACAGCAATAGTTTCCTCTGCTTCCTCTTCGTCGTGAGCAAAGACAATAAAACTATTGTAGAACTTATTATTCAACTCAACATTTACTTCATACCACATTATTTGACCTCCTAAATAACTTGAACTGGTTTCCTCCACCAGCGACTACAATATAGGACGAAAGTCTCATAAGTCAAGAGAGAGCGAAGTGTCCGAGAGTAAAAGAAAAAGTTTGTAATGGAAAGAACATTTAGTTGAGGGTAATAAAAAATAAAGTAAAGTATAGAGTAAAGAAGAGGTTAGGTATAGTTCAGGTGTATAAGAAAGTATAGGTTCAGTAGTAAAGTAAGAACCATAGCAAGAACTGTGCCAAATACTGTGTTTCAGTTCTGTGAGCCTACTAAATGCCTTACTTCTTTTTGAGAGAAGTATGTGAGAACTAGGACGAAAACCACAAACCCGAACCACAGTTCCGGTTCACAGGAGTGAATAAAACTATGAGCAAAGTCACCAAACTCAAAACAAAAAAGCAGGTTCAGAGCCTTTACCAGCGCATTGACCAACTACCCACAACTAATGTAAATGTGGAAGACATAAAAGCACTATGCCTTACATTTATTCAAGAACTCCCAAGTAGTGAAGACCACGCTGCTTATGACCGTGTGAAACTTGACGCAATGCGTTTGCT